ATTCCTTGTTTTGGTGTGATGATTTTACCAGTCAATTCTTTGTAGTGATTGACTAGTGGTTCTTGTGGGTCAAGAATGCATAGGATAGAAGATTTCTCAAGATATACTTTTTCAGTTTTAGCATATGGCGAGAACTTCATCAAGACCAACCCTTTATCTGGGTGCATCGCCAGCGTATATGGGTTATGTGCTACTTGAACATCAGTCATTTCAAGTTCGCAAATAATATCTTCGCCTGTAATTAGTTTAACTAGTTTGACTTCCATCATGGCACCGACGATACAATACTCTTACGAGGTTTTGTAACTTCTTCTGTGGCACTTTCATAGTCAGCAACAATCGTATCTACTGGTGTTACCACAAACATGATGTCTTTAGACTTCAGTGTTAGCAACTTAGCAGCAAAGGTATATTGCATGTACGGAATGAATACCAGTCTTCCGTCTTGAACAGCAACTAACATAGGATTCTTACAAGTAACACCAGATTTGGTGTGTTCGACGTCGGCAATTAATTCTTCGCCTGTGACTAATTTTACTACTTCTACATTCATTTTAATATCCTCTTCAATTTTGCCAATTTCTTTTGGCGTTTTAATGCGAGTTCTTTCTGAACGAAAGACGCTCGGTCAATATACTTAGTTCCATTCATATGGTCTAGTTCGTGTAAGAAACAACGCGCAGCCATTCCTGTAAACTTTCTTGTAACTATTTCGCCATTGGGTTCAGTGTAACGAACTTTAACATGGCGAGGTCGTTTGATTTTGATTCCCAATCCAGGGAAACTCAGACAGCCCTCTTCTAAAACAATTTCTTCTGAAGATGCATCTACTACTTTTGGATTGAAGCACACGATAGCTGGCACAGCTTGCATAGAGAATACTCTGTACGGTAATCCAATTTGATTGGCAGAAAGCCCAAGACCATTGTGGTGACGCATAGATTCAACTAAGTCATACGCAAGTTGAATTGGGTCAGTGGGTGGGTTATCAAAATCAAATACTGGCATCTGCTGTGAAAGGATAGGGTCACTATCTTTTACAAGCGCAAGCACATTACCTTTATATGTTTTTTCTTCCATCAAAAGAATGCCTCTAGCGAAACAGGTTTATCTTCAATAGCTTCTGGGTGATACTTAGCAAGCATATCCTTACCATCATTGTCTGGCATGCCAGAAATAAACTTGTACCACTCTTTGCTTTCCCACATGTTAGGTGATACACCGTTCCACAGTGGACGCCATTCAGGGTGGTCTTGGTTCAGACGACGCGCTTCTACGAAGTCACGACGCAGAGTTTCGTATTCCCACGAGCCAAGTTCTTTCATGTTCTCGCGGAAGTAACAGACGATAGACATACGCTCAACGCAGTCCATACAGCAGTCGTCTGATGGTGGTAGGATTTCCGTATTGCCATGGATTGCTGCGTGGTTAGCAACAAGCAACACATCTCCTGGGCGGATATTAATCGCTACTCGGAACTCTGGCAATACCAAGTAGCCACCGCGATAATCTTTACCGTTGGTAACGACACCAAGGTTAGAGTATCCTTCAGCAAGGTCGCCAGCATCTCGATGTGCGGCAGTACGGAAATTCTTGTTAATAGTAATCGTGGTGAATACGGTATCTTCAGCAACACGGAAACGCTTATCTAGCGCATCAGAATGTTGCTTCTGAATGCCATAGCGTTGTGGTAGTAAATCTTTGAAGAACTTATCTAGCTTACGGAAGTATGGGAACGCTTTCTCAAACAGTTCTGGGTTCTTCCAGTTGTAAGCGCACATGCGACCATAAGGGATGCGCGGATAGCGGTCAAAGAAACCAGCGATACCTGAGTTGACGACAGTAGCATAGGTTGTACCAGAAATACAATCAGTCATTTCTTTGGCTTGTTTGATTTGTTCTTCTTTCGATAGCTTGACAGTTTTAGCCAACCATGTATCAAAGAAGCCTTCGTATTCTTCGTTAGCTTCTAGGCGAGCAGTAATCTTGTTGCGTAGCCACACTAGACCACGAGTAGACTCAGCCTTGTAGCTTGCTTTCTCAGCAATCAAAGTTTGAACTGGGTCAGATCCATCAAGAGTTGCTGTAGGATGCGCCATAGCATCAAGCACTGCCACCTGCCAATCAGTCACCCAGTCGCGACCGCCACATGTATCTGTTTTTGGACCAGCTGCCAGACCACGGTTTTGACTTTCGGTAGCACCCTTAATCAATCCTTCGTATACACCACGCTGTTCTTCGGCAGTATAAACTCCCTTACGGAACTTGAATGCGATATTGTGTTCGCCGTTTCCTGGGAACAAAGTATTGTTTGGGGTGTAGAAGTCACAATCTTCTTCAATCAGGAGATCGTAATGCGACTCATCTAGGAATGTACCTAGCAAATGTTCGCAGTTAATCCACTTGTCAGCTGTAATTACTTTTACTTCGTTGGTCATATTTCCTCCAAGTCAAAGATCTATTTTACTATACTTTTATGATTAAGTAAAGAAATCTTCAAGGGTGTTTATAACAGCAGGTTCAAAATGTTCTTCCCAAATCTTGTCAGCAACAGGCTGTACTTTCGGGTCTACATTTAGAGAACCAACTTTGTTTTCTGGGATTTCGCCGCCAGGATTACCTAGTGCTAAATCAATATATTGTTGGGCTATTCGTTTTCTAGAGAACTTGTTCAGAAGTTTATAGTTGTTTTCGCGGATTCGATTATACTCTTCTTCGGATATATTTAGAAAATCGTTTACAGCATCTCCGAACTGTTTCGGGGTTGCGTCGTGCGGAATCATTAGGTAATTCATGTTTGGTTTAAACAACATACCAACTCCGTCTTCGCGTTCCGACACTCCATAGTTTCTAGCAATTGGCACAATGCCAGCACGAATAGCATCTACGACAACACGATTAAAGTGTTCGCCGTAAGTATTAGACCAAGACGTGTCAATCAAGAATTTAGATTCTGATAGAATAGCATCACGTTTGGCTTTTGTAATAAAACCAATGTAGTCCATTCTTCCAGTTTTAGTTGCATTATCCCAGATCTTTTGGCCAACCATATCAGGTGTAGCGTTAGGATCTGACTCAGCAGTGCAGAAATATTCTTCTTTACATTTATCTGGCGAAGTCATATAGTTTCGTTCGATACCATCACCAGCAACAATAATCTTTTCTGCACAAATATACGGAACAGATTTGACAAGATCGTCAACACGCTTCCAACGTTTGAATGTTTGTAGCGAAAGTATCTGACGCTTCAATGAAGCGAACGAAGGAGTGCTTGGTTTGTTTTCTACATCCTGTGGATTTAAAATTAGGTTTCGCGGAACTGGCATGAACTCAGCTTGTTTGTATGCGCTAGGATGTACGCAAGCAAGACCAGCGAACTTGTGACTAAACTTATAGATCCAGCTGTATAGCTTCTTTAGATTACCGTCATGAATGACAACGATTTGTTTCGCGTTGACATTTTCTATCATTGGTTTCCAATCAGTAAACAGTTCTGTTTCGCTGTTCTTGAAGCCAAAGATTGACTGCCAAATAACGATGTCGTGTTTGTTAGCTTCTTCGACGAAGCGAGCAATACAGCTTGGATTCTTGAATGAATAGTAAGGCGAGTTCCAACCCCTTCCCTGATGAACAGGTAAACCTGTGCCAGCACCAAACTCATACCCTTCTGGTAGTTCGGTGGTGTTCACAGGTCTTGGGGCTTGCGCTGTTGGTTTTAGATAAGCGAACGTGACGTCATGGCCAAGTTCTTTCAAACCTGCTATGAGCTGTTCGTTGTGTGCGATAATGCCACCAAAGTTATTGAAGGTGTGCATTGCTACCATTACTTTCATAATTAACCTTTGAGTCTAGATCTCAATTCACTTGTACTTAATTTATGGCTTCTGCGATTGTAGTAGATACCAATGTCATTTGCCCAACAGAATTGTTTTCCTGTAAAATCTTTATCAATATAGTCGGAACCGATAATTCTGACATCAATAGGAAGAATCGCCAATAAGTCCATCAAGTCAGCTTCGGTAGCATAGACATATATTTCGTCTACGAACTTACAAGCACGAAGTTGAATATATCGTTCCGTGATTGTTTGAATCGGTTTGTTCTTTTCGGGGCGATCAATCGTCGGGTCAGTTTGTAGCCCAACAATCAACCAGTCACACTGTTCTTTAGCTTCTTCGAGCATAGCAACATGACCTGCGTGTAGCAGGTCAAAAGATGAAGCAGTAAATCCGACTTTTTTATTCATAATCATATTGTAACCTATATGGTCTAATTAGTAAAATTATGCTATTTTACTGAAGTTTCCTTGTTTCTCAAACTTGATAATACTGTGAAACTTGTCGTATAGAGCATCGCCTTTGTGCGAGATAATGAATGTGTTGTTATCCGCAGTGAGATTATTTAGAATCTTTAGGAACTCGTCT